TTATGAGTGCTATAGATAGTGGTAAGCCTATATTGTATGAGATGATTAAAAAATATTTTAATTATAGTGAAATTAATAAGGGTGCATTAATTACATTAGATACTAAACAATATGTAAATGACGTATTTGTCAAGGAAGGATTTGGTGCTTTTGATAGTGAAGACTTTGCTTTTAGGGCTGGACTACTTGGGGGTGAAACTATTACACCTGCCGGAAAAGATTATTCCGGTGAAGAGTATGAAGCAGAAACAAAAACCTTTTCAGAAAAAGATACAAGAAATAATATTCCTTTATTACATCTAAAATTGGTTGGCGATAAAGGAGCAGGTAAGTAT